CACTTCCAGTTCCTTTTACATGAAAACCTAAAGTAACAGATGTGCCACTTACAATATCAATACCTGAATCAGTAGTTGTGGCTGTTCCGTCTTTTTCGGTGACACAATCAATATTACTATCACCGTCATCTATCTGAAATACTATTCTATCTGCTGCGGTTAGCATAGCTTCTGGATTAGTTGCAAAGTTAACTGTCAAACCAACGCAAACGTCCATAGCATCGCCTTCTGCATCAGTGATAAATAATTTAGTTTCAAACCAAATATCACGAGTAGCAGATAACGCAAATATTTCGTTACCTTGAACAGAAGCACCGTCATTATCAGTAGTTGCTTCAGAACTTAAAACTAACGTACCATTTTCAGCGTCTGCACCTAAAGCACCTGAAGCTGAACTGTCCTTTATTAATGTCCAATCGTTAGTAGTGTCTAATGCGATACCAGTAAAATCATCCATGTACATTAAATAGTCAGGATTGTTCGCTACTGGTAAATTTTCAAACCATTGTCTTTGTCCGTCTTTACCTGCGTAAAGCACTGGGCCAGTAAAATGTACTGCCATTTAAATATCCTCCTTACCAAAGGTTTCGCCCTAGAGTCTTGGTAAGCGTCTGCTGGGACAGTCGCTAGGGCTAGTTATTTCCCAGATTAATGGGGGAGACTAGCTCCCCCTAATCATTTATGCACCTGGCGAACCAAATACGCAACGTGGATCTGAGAAACCAAAGCTATAACGCTCTCGAGCCTTAAATCTCATGTTACCTGTATCGAAGTCACCTTCCATCTTAGTTGACATTGGCAATCTTTCAAAGTGCAAGAAACCTCTTGGGGTATCTGTCTTAATAAAGAAAGCGTCTGAATCTGTAAGATAGTGATTTACAACATAACCCTCAGGCAACATTCCCATGTTACGAGAAGCGTTAATGTCGTTATCTGCGGTTCCTGGTCGTAGAGTAGATTCTAACAATCTATCTGCAACGAACTGTAACGCAGGTGGTACAATAAGTTTAGTACCTCTTACAGACACTTTAAGTCCACGCTCATCTACGAACGCAGAAATGTCAATTAAAGAGTTTTCTAAACTTGTTTCGTTCAAGTCAGCAGCTGTGCTTAACTCATTTCGAAAAGTGTTACCATTTGTTAGAGGGTGGTCTGTAGCGCAAAGCTCTTTTCCATCTCCACCTGTAACAGTGCTATCGAATGCGTTATTTAATACCGCAGCAGACTTAACCTGTTTAGTGTGTGCCATACTTCTAGCTAATGCTTTGGTATAGCGGCTTGCAAGACGATCATAAAGATTATCTTCAATTGCTTCTTCAGTAATTGAAAAAGCTAAAGAAATAGTCTTATGTGTATATCGTGCTGTGAAAGCCTCTTGTGCATCATCAAATGTAACCGCGGCACCTTCAGATTTAACGGGTGCAGACCCAAAACCTGTAAGCATCACTTCTTCTTCAAACGCTCTGTCTGAAGATTCTGTTTCATAGATTTCTGCGTGTTCATCGTCATACCTAGCATACTCCATCCCAAAAAGGGCATTGAGGCCAGGCTCTAGCTCTTTCGCTAATTGTGCTCTACTAATAGCCATGTTTTAACCTCCTTATACGCCAGTAGTTGATGGTGTTCCAGCAGCAATAGAACCAGTAGGAGCGTTGAAACTATTGTTTAAACGCACAATAAGTCCTATACCTGCGGATGCAAAGTCAGCATTTGATGGGTCTTCTTGCCAACCCATAATCCTGAGATGCAGTGAATTGGTTGTTGCAATAGTGCTAACCGCTAATGCAGCTGAAGACATACCAGTAGTATTATCTCCGCTTTGACCACTTGAAAAGTTGGCATTAGCAAATACAGCAGCCCTTGTAGTTGCTTCACTAGTTAGCGAAGCATCTGACGCAATCAAAAACAATTGATTAGGGTCATCTGCAACAAAAGCCTTTACAGGGTGATTACTATCAGCACCTGAACCAGGCCAGTTATTAGAAAATACAACTTTACCAGTTGTACTAGATACAAACTCACAACCCATGAAAGCACCTACTAAACTAACCGAACCACCTGCCGCAGCTCCTACACGGTCGATAAAACCTGTGCTTAAAGGAATTACTGGCATACCTTGGTAAATTCGATTTGAGTTATCAGATGCAATTTCATAAGGAGTATAGCCTGTAAAACCAGTAGAATTAGATCCTTGCCCTAACTTAGCGATAGGACGAAGACCAAAAGCTCCGTTTATATTAGCCATAATTTATTATCTCCTAGCCCTCCTCTTTACGGGGGCCTCCAAATGTTACACTTGTTTGCCGATCAGGTTTACTAATAGGCATTGCTGGGTGCTGTTCTCGCGCTAAATCGTTATCAACAGCAGTCATCTGATCGCGGGTCATTCCCCGAAAATAAGCATTGCGTTCGTCCACAATGTCAATAGGCACTCTTGCTAGTAGTAAACCTCCTACACCAATCACTCCTGCGTGTTTCCCATCCTCAATGGTCGGAGCATCAAACTCAGGATAATCCTCAGCTCTCACTAAGTTCCATCCTTCGCGCATTCTTGCAGATATGTTCTTTCTATCATCAAAGCCCATAACTTCTGCACGAATCCAACGATGCTTGTAACCCTCTGGTGCTGGAGGTGCTTCAAGAGCTGAAGGTGGCCTCCAAGGTTGTCTTCGAGACTCCCTTTTTCGGGTTTCACTGTTTCGTGAAGTTCTACTTCTAGTTGTTTGGCGAGTTGTGTTCTCGTTTTGTTCTGTCATTATCTAACTCCTACACGTATTTTGCATATTCCTCAAGAGGAACATTTAGTCTTTTCGCTATCGCTACCTGTGAAGGGGTTAGACGAACTGTTTTCTGTCCACCCTTTCTGCGTGATGCGGAAGATTCGGCAGATGCCACCTTCCTGCTTGCCACGTTTTTATTGAACTTATGCGGAAACTCCGCAGCCATTCGTTTATCTATCTCAGCATAATACTCATCGCTCATCGGGTCAAATCCTTCTTGATTGACCAATCTGTCGTCAATAAGCCTAGCAGCGTATGTCATTACCTCATCTTTACCAAACCATTCATTTTTTTGTACCCAATCTTTCAATAATGGTTCCTGTTCAAAAACCTGTTGCATAGATTTTTGTGGTTGTTGAGGTTGAGCTTGTTGCGTTGCAACAGGATCAGATTCGGCTGTTTGTGCCGCAGTATCCTCTGCTTGTTTTTTAGCGGTAGCTAAACGCACTTTGTCAACAGATAAATTAGCTAACGCCTCTTGTGCTTCAACTATTTTATCTACATCACCTGACTCATGTGCGTCTTTTAATACTTTTTTAGCCACATCTAACTGAGATTGTACTCGAGTATTAAATTCTTCTTGATAACCTTGATCAAGTCTTTCTAACCTCTTTTCAAGCTCTTCGTTACGCTTTTTAACATTTTCAGCAAAATTTATTGCTTCTTGTTTTTGACGCTCCTCTTCTCTATAACGATGAGTTAGCTTGTTAATACGTGACTTTACATTGTCACTGTATTGTTCTAATTCATCTTCTTTTTTATCATCAGTGGTTTCTAATTTAAGCTCTGCTTGTTTATTATCATCCACTACCTTTTTTTCTTCTAAGTCAACATCGACCGCAGTTTCTTCACTGTCGCCAACTTCTATTGGTTTTTCATCTTGCACGTTGATTGTCCTTTTTTAATTAAACGTGTTGTATATCATCGGGTTCTAATATAGTAGCTATTACCTCATCATCATTAATTATTCTGACTTCACCGCCTTCTATGCGAAAACGAGCACCAGCATAACGACCAATACAAACCCAATCACCTTCCTTGCACCATGCTTTTTCAGAATCTTCACCAAATTTAGCAATATCCTGATAAGCCAGTGGTCCTACTTTCAAAACATAAGCTACAACCGTAGCTAATGCTTCTCGAGTTCTAACAGCATCTGGGATGGCAATACCCCCATCGCTTTTGGCACGACCTTGATATGGCATAACTAATATGCGCCAACCTGTAGGTTGTGGTAATCTTTCAGTAAGTTTTCTATCTAGTAACTCTGGATTTAAAACTTTTTCTTCTTTATTTACATAAGCGTCCGATAATGATGTTTGTTTTTCTTGCTCTTCTTTTGCAACATGATCTGGAACGTATAACATTATTCAACCTCTATCTTTTTTAAAATATCTCTTATTTCACCTTCGCAAAATCTTAAACCAGTTAACTCACCTACAAGTTTTTGATAACTAGAATAATCTTTTGTACTGCCCTCTAATATATTTTGCTCTACTAATTCAATGCGCTCTCTAAGGGCTTTGAGCACATGATACGAAAAAGTAGTTGGATCTTCCATAGTTTATTAAAAATTTCCTTTAAAATAACTTCCGCCTTTCGCCATATTTTTTGGTGGAGGTAATTTTTTTCGTGGCCCTGTTAATTTTCTTGTAAACGGCAACCTATCAAGTGTCAAAGTTTTTAAAAAAGTTCTTGGTCTTGCAATAGTAAAAATAGGATCTAAAAGTCTTCTTGCTTGTTCTAATTTTTCGTTTTCGGCAGCCTTAGCATCCATGTCAAATTTAGTACGAGCTGCAATTTCTCTTTTTTGATCTGCTACACCTGTTCTTAGTTTTGTGCCTGTCAACCCAATTCTTCGAGCATCTTCTAATCCAATTTTTTTAACACTGGTTCCTCGAAATGGCTTATCTTTTTTAGTTGTAGTTGTAGCTGTAGCTGTTTTAGTTGTTGTATTTGGTTTAGTCGTAGCTGTAGTTGCTTTAGTTGCTTTAGTTGATTTTATAGTGCTTGAACCTCGCTTAACTCCTGAAGGCACTTTACCAATAACTTTTGCTCTATCTTCTTTAGTTTGAACATTATACCTTTTGCCCTTAAACATAAAGGTTGCTTTTGCTGGTTTACCAGTCTTGGGATCTATCTTTTTGCCAATAAAATTTCTTCTGGCCGTGGCAAACGCTTTTTCAAAATCTGACAATCCACTTTTTTTCTTTGTGGTCGTTGCGGTATTTGTTTTAACTTTTGCTTTATCAGATGCAATTTTATTTTTTCGATTTTTATCGTCTCGTAATTTTTTAAAACGCTCTTGTGTTTTTTTGAATGTTAGTGACATGTTAAAAAGTTCCTTTAAAAGTTCCACCTGCTCTCATTTTTTGAGCTTGTTCTTCCTTTCTTTTATTAGCTTGTTTAGCTGCTGCTGAACTTGTTGCCGCAGCAGTGATGGTTGGTGCTGCAATTTTAGTTCCTTTTCTTAAATTTCTGCCTCTTTTTACTGTTTTAGCAGAAATATTACCTCTAATGACATTAAACCCATCTCTTTCAGTCTGAGTTCCTTTCCGCCCTTTACCAACGCCAACTCCTGTAGCACTTTTAATTGTTTTTCTAGTTTCATCCACAGCCTTTTTAGCTTTAGATCCAACTTTTTGCAATGTTTCGCCACGTTTTATATTTTTGTTAGAAACCCTACTAATTTCACCTTTTTTATTTCTGATTACTTGTCTATCTTTTAATTTTTCTGTCTTATTTCTAGCAACTGCTGTTACATCTTTTCCAGTCTTTATAGCCGTTGCTACTTTTGTTGCAACCTTAGGTAGAACTCCTGTAGCAACTTTACCTGCACCCGTAAGTGCTAATGCAGCACCAGCAGTTCTTTCTCCTTTTTTCTTTTCTGTTTTTCTTCTTTGTTCAGCTTTTTTTACACCTGCCTTTATTTGTTCTTGACTTTTTTTAATCTCTTTTTTGTCTTTAAATCTTGCTAATCTTGGGTCATTTAACTCTGTACCTACAACTTTTGGTTTAGCTTTCCGTTGATTTAAAAGCATTCGAAGAGCCTCTTTGTTAGACCCTTTAAATTTTTGTCTCTTTTTAAATCTATCTAACTCTTCTTTCGTTACATCAGCTAATCCCTTTTCCTTTAATCTTTTAGATATAGCTTCTCTAGCTTGTTGTTTTTTAGTGCCGCCACTCTGCATCTTAATTTGTTTTATACCTTTTTTTAAACCTGGCATCTTAGAATACCCCCTCAAAGTCGAAACCTTTTATCATTGCACCCGTACCACGAACACCTGAAGAATCACCGTCTTGCACTAACGTCTTTCTATCTGTTTCGGCAAAACCACCGTCAGCCATTTTCATACCCTCTGCCATTTGCATATCTTCTGACGGGTCAAGCTCTATGGTTTTTTTGGTAATAATTACCTTTTTCATAGTATCGTCTGTCATATCTGCACCACCTAAATTAAATTGTTTTTCATTCATCTCTCTAGCTTTTTTTAACAGCCTATTGGCTTCACTAGGAGACAAATTCATTTGTTTTTGCATTTGTGTTCTGCGTACCATCTAATCTTCCATTAAAATATTAAAACAAGGTTCAACTATTTTATCTTGCGGTATGACAACATTTTCTCTTTCAACCTCAAAATAATATTGAGTAAAAGGTATATTATCTAAATCCGTTATGCGAGGAATGACATAACCACTTTCTAACGGGACAATAATTTTGTCGTTAATCCTCGGTATATTAGTATCATAACCAAAAACTGGTAATGAAATAAATACTAAAATAAATATTTTTGTAAGTTTCACGTGAAACATTTAAAACTGTCTCCCTTTAGTAAAACCTTTAATAATTCCGCCTTCTGCAAAACCGCCTTTACCAAACGGTTCGTTTTTCTTTTTATCTTTCCGTTTAAGAATTTGATCTACTACGTCAGGTTCGTCTTTTTCTAAAGCTCTTAATCCTGCCCCTTCTGGCCCAGGTGGTATTTGTTTTGCCATAACTGCTGTTCCTTCACTTGCTTTTACTGTTATTTTCTTACGCAAAGATTCCTTTGCTTTTTTAGCTAATCGAGCTTGTTCTGGTTTACCCGCAAACTTAGCTCGTTGTTCTAGTACCGTTAAAATTTGAATCTTTCGCGCAAACGGCTTATTAATATTTTTAACTTTTTTGATAGTTTCTTTAGCATCTTGCACTGTAGCATATTTTATTCTCACTGTATCTTTTGGGTTTTCATCGGTATAAAGTCTTCTATCACTGCCTTTGGGTTTTTTACCAGTGCCAACCTTAGGATCTCGTTTGACACCACCTTTAGACATTTTTTCTGCCTGACTCAAGGCAATGGCAATCGCTTGTTTTGGGTTGGTTATAGTTTTGTCATCTCTGCCTTTAAGTTTTTCACCCTTAAACTCACGCATCACCTTAGCAATTTTTTTTTGCTTTTTAGTTTCTGCCACTATTCGCCTCGACCTGGTGTACTACGATTAATGCGCTCTAGGTTTACATCTGCTCGTAACTGAGCAATGTCTTCAGTTGAATCTATCTTCTCTCTAGTTAAGTCTTGACGCGATGCTTCTTTATCCACCTCAAAACCTTGCCTTTGTTGAAACTCTGATGCTTTACGCTGTAAGTCTAGCTCTTTAATATCTAGCTCTCTTGCCCTCAATGCTACTAATGGATCTGGGCCTTTCGGTGGTGGCATTAATTGTGCCATTACTTCTTGCGTAATTACCGCAATAAGTTGAGCAACTCGAGACTCTACGTCAAATGGTATAGGCTGTTGTCCTAAGCTCATTGCTTCCTGCATCATTTGTTCCATTTCTGCATTTGCCATATTTCTTGCTTTCAGCGCAATATGCTCTGAAACATGAGATAGTAGCGCACCAAAAATGGCAGGGGAGTTTGCAGTAACAGGAGTTTTCATGAATGCTAAGTGGGAGGCTATATGTGCATCATGATCTTGCTGAGGGAACGCCTTCAAGGGTTTTTGAAGTAGAGCCATCGAGTTCTCTATAGCTGGATCCATTGGTTGTGGGGGTTGAGGAGGAGGCAAAATAGTCTCTATATTCTGTACTCCTATCGACTCGTACATCCTACGGTACGCCTCATAAATATTATGTAACTGCGGATTAGATTGTGCTAACTGTAGTTGCGTTTGTGCTAACGTCATACGTTGTGCCATTGAAAAGATGTTTGGGTCGGCAACTGGCACCACATCTACCCTGTCGTCAAAATCAGATTGTTTTATCATTGCATCGACACCTACATGCTGATAAGGGTACATAGGTGGTAATGACTCTGAAAAAATACGAGCTAACATACGAAACTCTTGTTTTTGGGCGTAATACATACGTTTATGTATCGCTGACATGACCCGTGAACCACGTTCCAATAACGCTAAAGTTGTTCCAACTGCTTGATTTTGCTTAGTTTCTCCAGTTTGCATGTCCGCTACCATCGCAAATCTTCGCCCTGCATCGACCACGAAGCCTAATAACGACATCAGCGTTTGTGACGGTTCCTTATAAGGTAATGGGATAATACTTTCTCTTAAAGCACCCCCAGGAGAGTCAATATCCCTAAATTCACCAGGCGATAACGGCTCATCGGAGTCCCTTATCCTAATACCACGGGCCTTGAACCCTGCGGGGAGGTTCGCTAACGTCCCTGCATCGATTAATTGACGCAAAATGGAGGTTGCCGAGCGTCCTAGCCCACCAATCATGTGTAAAAGCCCAAATCCGTAGAATCCTAAGCCTGTGAGAAACTTATAATGGGTAAAATATTGCTGTTTGCGGAAAAATTCGTCCCCTTCAGTGTAATTTCTGCGAATTGCTAATACTTTTTGACTACTTAAGTCGATTGTGACGATGTAAGGTATCTTAATACCCGTTTTTTCTTCATCTAACGGGTTAATATGCTCAAAACCAGTCAAATCTAGGTCGGTATGTATCTCTAACAGTGTACATTCCTCCCCATCTGCCGTTTTTTGTACCCCAGAAAGCTCTCTTTCCTTCTTTTTTAGCTCATCATCTTCGGTATAAGGCGATAATTCAATGTCCCTATAGAACCCACCTGCCTGATATTTACGCACATCGTTCATGCTCATGCGTACTACGTGGGTAATTCTGGATGCTGACGCTAAATCAGTGGCATTATAGGGTACCACTAGGTCATCTGCGGGTACGAAACGAGAAACTGCACGATCTAAAATGTCGTCAAAGTATACTTTTTTGAAAGCACTACCCGCCAGTGGTAGATAAAACAATAATCTATCCATCTCAGGGTCGTATTCGTCCATAACATGAACTATCTGATAGTTCATAAAATCTTGAATTCGCTGAGACTGAGCTACCGTTTGTGGGGTAGACGTTCCAATCACTTGCGTTCTTACGGGGCCAGAACTTGGTAGAAGCTCTTTATACGCTTGCGCTTGGAACTGAGTTACAGCCTCAGCTATCAGGGGATGGGTGACACCACTAGAACCTCTAAATGGTTCTTCTCTCTCTTCATACTTTATACCTAACAAGTCTAAACCATCGGTATAAGCATCTTGCCATTCTTGGCGACCTGACGAGTCCTCTTCATAATAACCGATAAGCTCATTTGAAATATCAGTTAATTCTTTCTCTTCTAACAGTTCCGCAAGGTTCGCATCAAAATCTGTAAGTAATTCTTGCGTTAACTCTTCAGTGATATCCTGTCCTTCTATAATTACGCGCGGTAACTCATTTGGATCTTCTTCGATCTCACCCTCTTCTTCCTCAACAATAATATCCTGATCTTCTTCGTCCATAATCGGCTGCCCCATAGGAGGCATCGATTTGTCCATCATTGATTCTGCCATCTTACTTTGTTAACCCCTTAGATTTTTCATAAGTACGGAGTGACCCTAACCCTAATAAACCACCTAATACCGTCATCAAACTTGCCATGTCAAATTCTGGTAATTGAGGGACTTCCGCACCAAATAATGTAACCACAAATATAATAATAGGTTGTATCACAAAATGGTAGGCAAATGCTACCCCACATACCCAACCAATGAACGGTCGCCACGAACTTTTAAAAAACTGTGGACTAGCTGCTTCAATTTTATTTACCTCTATCTGCGCCATCGCAACGTCATGTGCCTGCTTTTCAGCCATAGTTGCTATCTCATGCGCTAACTTAGCTTTCTGATCTTTATCTTCAATAAATTTATCTAATAATCCTGTAACTGGACCTATAAGTGCTGTTAACATCAGTAATATATCCTCGGTGCTAATTTATAATCAGTTATGTCGTCTTGTTGCTCGTCATGGTTTAGACTTAAAAAACCACCTTTCCGAAAACGTATCAACGCCATCGACATCGAATCGCAAAAGTCATCATGCTCACCATAAGGAAAAGCTGCACACTCCTCAATCAAATCCTCCGCAAACTTCTTCTCTGGTGCCCACACTTTACCACTCTCAAATATCGGTGCGACCATGTGCATCCTCGTTACCTTATCACGACCTTTGCTCGGTGTATAATTTACCACAGGAATACCCATATTTCGTAACTCGTCCGTTAACGGGGTACCCGTAGCCTTCGCCTCTATCAACACCATATCGGGTTCCCAGTAATTATACTCCTCCAACGCAGTCTCTTTCAGCTCGGGAAAGTTCCAACGACCCCTCTGAGCATCTAATAAAATAATATGGTCTGCACCACCCTCCTCAGGTTGAAATACACCCCAAGTAGTTATCGCACTATAGTCTGCCGTCTCCTTCTTACTAAATGCCGTATCATAACTTTGCATAATATAATCTACAGGCGGTATCTGCTCTTTCTCCCACACATTCCACCAATCACGTTTAATGATCGCTGATTCTTGGGCCGTGGGGTTTTGTTGCCATTGCGCGTTCCACTTCGCAGAACTCAAACTCGCCTTAACCTTTAACAACTCATCCTTCTTCCAATACTCAGGCCATAATACCTTGTCACTCGGCAATATCGCGGGAAACTCCACCACATCCCATTGGTCGCTCATCACATCACTTGCTTGTGCTTTAATTAACTTACCCGTCAAATCTTTCAAACTCCAACGAGTCATAACCACCACTATCGAACCACCAGGCTGTAACCTCTGCCTCGGACCAGAAGTGTACCACTCATACGCACTCTCTAACGCATTCTCAGATAACGCATCTTGTTCCGAATGCGGGTCATCAATAATGAGCAAGTCAGCACCACGACCCGTAATCGCACCTCCAACACCAGCCGCATAATATTCACCGCCTTCTGACGTTTCCCACCGTCCAGCAGCCTTGGAATCAGCTTTAAGATTAACATCTGGAAAGACCTCCCTATATTGTTCCATCTCCATTAAATTTCTAACTTTACGACCAAACCGCACCGCTAACTCAGCAGTGTGTGTCGTCTGAATAATTTTTAAACTAGGATTCTTACCTATCAACCACGCAGGTAATAAATAACTCGCAAACTCACTTTTAGTATGCCGAGGAGGCATATTGACAATGATCCGTGAGCCACGATTAGTTGATAACTTCTCAAATTGCTTGGCTACTTTACGATGATGTTTACCCTCAATAAAACCCTCATATACATGGTTCACGAAAACCATAAAATCATCTTGTGCCTTATCTCGAATAGCCAGTCTACGCTTGGCTTCCTCCAGTGCCAATATCTCACGAGCCACATCATCACTTACCGCGTTTAAACTCATACCCTAATATCAACCCTCTGAATAAGTTTGGGTTTAGGTTTATTCTGCTCACGTTGCTCCTCTACTCGAACTTGTTCCACTTGCCTTTTATCCTTAACAGGCACCAACGGAACACGGTCCTTGATACTCGTTACTTCCATCACGGTTCTCCGTCCAATGATAATTATCTTGAATTATATTTATAAAACCTACAACTTGCTACTACTTTACTACTAATAAGGGGGGCAAAAAATTTTTTGGTCGATTTTTAACCACCAACCAAAAACTCCGATCCGATCTAAGTACCTAACCCCCGCTAGGGATGCGGGAGACGATCTCCCGCTCCCGCTCCGACTAAGCCTCTATTATTGCGTTTATATAATTGTTATGGTTATCGTTTAAGTATCTAATTGCCTTGCTAGATTGTCCAAATGCTTTGATCATTTGTTTAGGTTTATCTTTCAGTATAGAGATCCAGTGATTTAAATATTGCGCGTGATCCTCTCTCACTTGTGGAGTAACTCCCAACGTACAACATAGAATCGCGGATCCTGTTTCTGCGATCAATTCCTCGAAGGCGTATTCTTTTCTATTCTCTCTTAACTTCAATCTATCTAGTCTATGCTTCGCACCAGTCCAATGCACTAGTTCATGTAGCAAAGTCGAATAATAATTTTCTACTTGTGAACTGGTGGGCGTATCAGTGAAAGATCCTTTCATTGGCATTTCAATAATATCGTGTTTTGGTTTATAGCAAGGTATACAAAATTCAATATGCTTAATATTTGCATTTTGACTAGCTACGAATGAATCTACGTTTTTAATTGAAAACCATACGTTTTTGATTTCTGGTCGGTTTTCTGTTTCCATGTTTGTTTGTTCAATGTTGAAAACATTAAACCATTTTGCCTGTGGAACGAATACCTTGATCGCGTTGCCTTGGCTATCTAGTTTTACTTTGCCGTTCTCTTTTTTGTCGTATTGATTAACTTGAAAGTGTACAACGGGCGTTGCCTTTTCTCCCTTGTTAATTCTAGCGTTTAGTTTATTGAAATATTTAAACGTACCCCATTGATTAGAAGTAAAACCTTTTTTATGAGACGCGATCAACAATCTAATAAAGTTAGATCCTTCATAAACTTTGTTACTTGATAAGCTAGTTGGTAGTCCACCAGTCTTACATTGTGCAACTAGTGGCGATATCCAATTGCTAGACTCTGTTTGCATTAAATCAAGTAAATCGTTAAATATTGTTTTTTCGTTGTCTTTTTTCATCGTCCTTTTATCCTTTGTTATCTGTTTAAGATATAATAATTATAATTATTTTTTAGTAACTTTGCAACTATTTTCTATCTCTTTTTTCAATAACTTTGCAACTATTTTAGTTATGGGATCCTTTATATCTTTTGGATCTTTTTTTAATTCTTCTAACCATTCAAAGCCGTCTAATTGTTGTTGTTTATTTTTCATAGTCTTTTATCTCCTTTATATAATATTAGACGGCAATTAAATTGAAAGTGTCAGGAATTTTTTTAAAATAGTTCTCCCTCTTTGAATAATGATATTATCGCGCCAATAGTTAACGCCCAAAATATCACCGCTAGGTAAAACAATGATTCCATAATGATCACGTCTTGAAATAGAACGTGTGCAAACATTACCAAATCAATACCCATTAGCGTAAAAAATGTTGATGAATTAGAAAATGTTTCTGAGTTTTTCATTTTATTTATCCTCTTTTTCTTCTACTGTAAACTTAACAACTTCATAGGCTTCATAGGCTTCACCCTCTCTTAGAGCTTGATCCTTAAAATGCAAAATATTTTGCACGATTTCATTCATATCCTCAAAAGTATCGGCACGTGTCAACCATCTGGTGTGATTTTCATAAATCGTAGTAATCCAAAAATATTTCATTTTACTTATCCCTTGGTGGCGGATATCCGCCACCATTTAATTAGTTGTTAGGCTTGTTTAATTTCGTTATTCTTAAATGGTTTGCTAGGTTTTTGCACGATCGCGTTATATGCTTTCTGATCGATTAAACCATTGTCTAACGCGTCCCTAACTCGTTTTAATGAAACAGTATCAGGGTTAGGTCTTTTAGGATAAACGATTATCTTTCTTCCTTTCGTACCCTCAAAAATAACTTGTTCGTTATTTTCGCCAACGCGTCTCAATAACTCACCATTAGCCAGTCCGCGTTGTTTAGTTAAAATTTTGATACCGTCCATAATGGTGTAAACTCTATCTGCTAAGTTTGTATCGCTGTATATGGTTATCCTAGCATTTTGATTAAATAATCTGTTTAAAACGTCCATGTCTAATATCTCCTCTGTTATTGATTAAACACAATCTCATTATAGCTATTTTATAATTAATTGTAAATACTTTTTAATTATATATAAATACTTTATAATAACTTTTAGGTATATGTTAATAACCTGTGGATAACCTGTGGATAACTTAATTGTTAATAACCTGTGGATAACTTTTTTCTGCTGCTGTGGATAACTTTTATTTATACTTTACTTATACTTCATTAAGTATAAGTAATAAGAGTCCCGAAACCCGAACAAAAAACCCCCGAACCCGAATCCCGAAAGGACAATCAAAAACGGGATCCGAATCCGAGGGACAAAGGAGCCTTTAAAAGTTTACAACCTCCCTTTCTTGTTGCCATTCATGAACAACCTGTTCGCCTATAATGTACGCATACATGTTGACAATTTTTTCAGGGTCTGAAAAATCAGTTGTCACTTCACCAAAATTAGACTTCTCATATTCTTTAATAATTTCTATAACATGAAACACTTCATCGCCTAGCCACTGCTTAGCTTGATAAGTCCCTATGATATAGTAATCAGTATTAAAACAATGATGATGTATATCATCTATATTTTGATCTATCCATTCTGGATCTTGGTCTTCTAACCAATCAAAAAAATATTCTTTTATTTCGCCATATTTAAAAAGTTTATCTTGCATTTTGTTTTACTCCTTTGTTAAACAATTTTTGCGTTGTTGATGAAATAATTATCATTTGGGATCTTTATATATTCCCTAGTGATAGTGTGCTTAAATAAATCGTATTCGCCTGTCTCATCTCTACCCATAAACATATAATTATTTTTAATGGACGATAAAGCATTTTTAAAAGCGTAATTATTTATGTTCTTAATTTTATTAGTCATGTTTATTTCTCCTTTGTTAACCATGAACCTATTAAAACATATTTTAATAACTTTGTAAAGATGTTTTAGTTATATGCTTATAACTTTTTAATATTTACAATACTTTATAATTATGTTATATTAGTTTCACGTGAAAAAAAAAGGAGATAAAAATGAGACACGATATAATAGGTAAAAACGGATCTTATGCAGAATTACACGGTGGGGTTCAAAATAATCATGATGGATCTTTTACAATGTTTGCAACGATACAAGATGATATTTTATTTCATCATCAATATATGGGTCATACTTTCGAATATGCAAGAAAACATTTTAAAGAATTAGTTCAACAGGAAACAGATAAATATATTTTGGGGGTAGAAGAATGAAAGATAGTTATGTCATAGAATGTTTATGTGCAGATGATAGACAACATTTAGTGGTGGCAATAGGTGATGATGAATTTGGCAAAGGTTTTATGAAATGGTTTGATGATGAATTACCAGATACAGACAGTTATTATTATTATATCGACACAAAAATATTTACCCAATTTGAATGGGGCGAATATGGTTTAAATAAACCAGAAGACTTAATCGGTGAAAATGTCAGTGTTCATGAAGGCGATGTCTATTGGGATATGTCAGGCGATAAAGTTATAAAAATTATTGATGTGCATAAAGCATCTAGTTATTTTCCGAAAGATTAGGGGGGAAACCCCCTTTTTTATTGCCCAGGATTATGGTATTATGAAATAGTTCTTTTTTCAGAACTCTCCTTTGTTAAGCCCCGTTATTCTCCCCAAAAGGTACGGGGCTTACTTTAACCCCGAACCCCGAACCCCGAACCCCGAATCCCGAATCCCGAATCCCGAATAATAGGCCCCGAACCCCGAATCCAGAAAGCTGCCCCCGAAGGGGCAGCCCCCGAATATTTTATACCTCCTTTTTTTGCCTAAACTCTGGCGGAAGTTTCGCGCTGACCTCGTCGTTGTCACCGAAAATCTTCACGACCTCCATTATGGTTAGCTGACCAAATTTTTCAAAGAATATTTTTCGCTCCCTTGAATCACACGCGCTCCACGCTGAGTGAATTTGATTAGCAGTTTTTACAGCCTTGTCCCCTGTGCTTGGTGCTAAGCTGTGGGAACCAAATTTGGCATCGTCCTGTTCGTCCTTAATCAATCCTAAAGCCATTTTCATTTTAATCATGTCCATTTTCTTTTTCCTTTGTTCTAAGAGCTATCTGTGGATAAAGTGTGGATAACTCTGTTAGTTACGTTTTTCGTTTCAGTGAGTACATATTAGTACATGGGATATCATAAGTCAAGTCTTTAGCATATTTAAATATACTTTTATGTTATATGCTTATAGCTTTTGGTTATAGTGTCCTGGCACATCTCGGTATGCTGCCAAGTAATCTATCAACCCCTGATACTTGTCCCCATGCCACGAGCAAGGAACCACTAACCCCGAACCCGAAAACCCCGACCCCGAATCCCGAACCCCGACCCGAAGGCCATGCTCCGCTAACCCCCGACCATGAACCCCGTCAAACAAATATAGGGTGGAGGACGGGAGGGTCTTAACCAAGAAGAAAGATTCACCTTTTGACTGTGAAAGGCTGTAATGCCAAGCAATCTGATGTGGAGAAACCGAAACTCTGTGACTTTTAGTAACTTTTAGTTCTAACCACAATGATTTTCCATCAATACAGATATATACGTCAGGAACGCCCCCACCAATGCGATTTTCAATACGATTTACAAACCAATTTTTAGGCAGATTCTTCTTCAGAGTGTTCCAAAATTGAGCTTCTGGCTGTAGGCTCATCTATTATCTCCCCTTCGACAAATGCTGTCGGGTGTGTTTTTCTTAACTCGCCTAGCCTCTTTTCAATTTCATCTCGCGACATATTTTCTATTGCATGGTAGTGATTTGTTTCTCTACGGTCTATAGTCAGGCCGCCCAGTGATGATCGAATCTTCTCAGCATTAACGGCTGCCGAAAACTGATTCTCTTGTTCTGCTTTGACAGACAGTTCTCGAAACCGTTTTAGTTGCCCCATTAAAGTTACACCATACTTTTTTTCTCGGTCTTCTCTTAACTCTTCGATATATTCAAGGACATGAGGAAACTCTACGCCATTTAACAGCGCATAGGCTTTATTCTTAGCAATACCGTTAGTATCTGAATAACCAGCCAGTCTAGCGCATTCAGCGTTGCTATGTGTTCCATCGACATAATGCCTAGCAAACTCCTTTTGACGATTCGTTAGCTTACGGTTATGAGTCTCTTCAACCTTATCTGCTATACGATCTACACGTTTTTTAAAGTAATCGGCCTTAGTCTTCTTCATGAGTATTCCTTTTGCTCTTTATATACCCCCAAATGTATTTTAATAAAAATTTTTTTATTTTTCAAAAGCTTCATCGGACAAAAAGTTACTTCAAAATGGGACAAAACAACTCTTTTTGGGACAAGTGGAACGAGCATTGGGACGGGAAACAGGGTCTAACTATCTGATTTATTTACACAATTATTTATCGTCCCACTCGTCTCACTTTTTTTCACCAAAAAAAATATTTTTAAAAGTAATTTGTGAAAACGGGGTATATATAGTGCAAACAATGTTTGACAATCATTTAATCCCATGTTTTAATATCCCCATGCCAACAAATACGTTCAAAGGAGAGAACATGAATAAAACTAAAATTACTTATGACTTACTTTACTTTCGTCTTGATACCCTTAACTTTTTAACACGATGGGTAGACGACTCTGCCGACTACTCGGCTTATGCGATAAATGAAAAGGGCGAATTAACTACTAACGACGGTAAGGTAATCGTTGCCACTGGTCTTAAAAAAACCGCGTTGTGGCAGTGTATGACTGATATGTGTAAGGGCGTTGTAACTCAAGGAAAATTAAAAGGCCATTTCGAAGGTCTTAATTATACAGACCTTGATAACCCTCTGTTGGCGATTTCATCATAGGGGGTTAATAATTATTCGAACAAATGTGGAGATGACTAATGACTGAAAACAAGTTTGACAGTGAAATATGTGTGGACTGCAATAAATCATGCAACTTTGGCTCTGGACGATATGTTAATCGTTATGCGGTGTTTAACGATGAGATTGAGGGGTGGCGATGCGGAATTTGTGCGGATGAACTAGATGATTATTTTGAGGAGATGACTAATGAATAAGAGCGAAGCGATGAATGTTATTTGGCGGATAATTGATGATTATTGTGAAAATTGCATTAACGACAGTGAGGACAGAGATGAGGAGATAGCACATATTCAACGAACTATGGATGTTATTTATGAAGGCTTGGGATTTGAAAAAGTAACAGATTCCAAAGGTCGTGTTTACTATTATGAAACGGGTTCATTACCCACAACGCTTGATGAGGCGCATAACGAGATTCATGAATTACGTAGAGATATAAGCAGACTTGCAGACGAAAACAGTGAATTTAAAAAAGGAGAAGACTGATGACTAAGAAAGAAAAGATATACAAATTACGAGTGACTAGTACGGAAGAGTATGAACTACATATCCGAACTACGGCAGAGGAAGATGAAGTTATATCAAGATGGCGTAGTTTTGATGGTGGGCTTTTTAATTGTACTTATAACCATGGTTGGGATTTTGGCTCATTAGAAGAGATTGAAGATCCAGAGGACGTGGATGACAATTACTGCGTAGATATGGAGGAATCAAAATGATGGAATACGAAGAACATATTACGTTTTCAAGTGGACATTTTTTAAGTGAAATGCTGCCTGAAGACTGGCATGAATGGGATAAAGAAAAACTTTATGAATATTGTGAAGACCACGTAGTAGAATTTTTAGAGGGATATGATGGTAAATACATTATGGACTTGATCGATGGTGCGGCTCATGCAACGCATAGTTACGTAATCCCTGAGAAAAAACTATTGGTTGAATGCGCTGAACATTTAGAAACGGTGTGTGCTAATGCGGACGAGGATTGTCCCTCTCGGTACAGAACTAAATGGTTCAATCCTTCATTAGAGGATGCTTATGAATTTCTTAATAAAATAAGCAAGGTCTTGAAGGTTGAGGAGAAGACTAACGACTGGGAGAAAACTAATGGTTAAATTATATTTACATGCGGTTGAAGGCGATTGTAGTGCGAGAGGCATGTGCGACTGGGCTAATATTTTGCCATTGAAAAATGATGAAGAAATAGAACTGGCTAAGGCTTACATTCGCAACAATATGGAGTTTAATTTTATTTACGCTGAAGTTGATATGTTGGTAAATAAACCATCGCTAGAGCAAAGAAAGGCTTTAGACGAACTATATGCAGAAGAGCATAAAATTTATAGCCAACTGAAAAAGAGAGGTGTTTTCGAACATAAATGGCATAGGCGCACAGAATGGAAAATCATTCCAGAATCTGTTATAGATGAAATAAGAGAACGAGAAGAAGATCAGAGGAGGCTATATGAACAACGTGCTTAACTTTAAAAAGAAACAACCAAGGTCATTGGATCATGATGCAATCACCAGAGTCATATCAGAGTTATCTGCGATTATGGGCAAGTCTTACACTGAAAGTAAATCTAATTGTGAGGACTACTACGATTTATTTTTGGGGGTATACATGGTATTTGACTGGGGCAGCGTAATGTTACGTATCGATTCAGAAAGCGATGACCCTATCTTAATCATGGTCAGTGATGCGTGGCGCAGAAACCCTTTAAATCAGGTTAAATTTAAAAAGATAACTAACCTGTTATCGGTATCTATTCAATTAGTGTAAGGAGAGAATATGAACATACCATTAACCATAGAGCAGTTTGAGGTAGTGGAGAAGGCCATAAACGATAGTTTGTTAGACGATCCGCCTATCGATAATATTAGGCTATTAGAGAACGCTCAGACTATTTTGCAAACGGCTAAAGCTAACCATCTTATGCAGCTGAGTGCTGACAGAGAAAAACATTTAGAGATGTGGGTAAAGAACAACATAAGCTAGGAGAACGATGTGGGACAAGTATTAGACCTAACACCTAAGATAAATTTTCGTAGGGTGGCCGACAAATACAATCATTGGGAGACTGTACCTAAACACATACGATTATATTTTTATCTTAAGAAGGCTCGAAAAGAACAGTCTTTCATGAATATTTTAGAGTACATCGAAGAAAGCAAGTTATCCGAAACAGACATGGAAGAGCTGATGAAACTTAACGACAAAGATTTACTTAAAATTATGCAAGAAGACGAGCGCAAGGCTAGACCTATCGTTAAACTGATGGCACTAATGAAAGCGTTCGATCAATACTATGGCGACCAGTTCGAC